CAGATGGTTGATTACCACCACCACCAGCACCTCTAATGATTTTAGGATTGTTTGTCATGCTCTCACCTGTTCAGTATCAACACCTGCACTTATTACAACACTTCCTGTAAATATTTCACCATAAACTATAGGAACTGGAGTACCTGCTCTTGATGTATTTTGTAAACCACTGAATTTGAATGATATTCTGGGATCTTGCTCTGAAGAAAAATCAGGTGTCTTTGGTGTTGGAGTTAATAAATCAGCAACTCCAGAAAGAGTTAAAGCTACACCTATATTTCCTGCTGTAGCTGCCAAGCTGCCTCCAAAAAAACCAAATCCCTGTGTTGAGTTTAGAGCAAAACCTGTTCCGCCAGATATGATACCAACACCAATCAGTGCTGCTCCTAAAATAAACTTTCTAGTTCCACCTCCAGCACCAGCAATGACAGGAACAAAATGCAGATCAGATTGTCCTATGGGATGTGCAAGTTCATCTTCTCCCACTTCATAATCACCAACCAAAACCTTATAAGACCTTTCTGCTATATACGCTTCTGATTTTGGAAAGTTACAGACAAGAAAACTTACTGCCTGTGATATTGAATTTACCTTAACTTCAAATTCTTTATGTCCAATAAATTCTGCTAACTCTCCATAAAGTTTTAATTTACGAAGCATAACGATACCTCCCTCCAGTACATTTTAATAACCATTGAGAATAAGGTTCTCTACAAGATAGTCTATCTGTTAAATGATGTAAAATTTCATCTCCTAAAAATAAAGCCACATGATTTAAACCATCTGCCATGATTGACATAAACAATAAATCTCCTTTCTCTAATTTTTCTTCCTTTCTCAACTGTCTAAAACCAGTTCTCCATGCACATCTTTCAAACATAGGATCTTTTAAAAAATCTTCTGGTGTTAATGGCCTTTCCCAATCTCTAAGTTCAATACCTCTTTCTTCTTTATACCAATCCCTGACAAGTGACCAGCAATCGGTGACACCCCAGACCCACGGACGTCCCAATAATGGTGCTTTATATCCTGTAGGTGCATAATATCCCCATTGTTCTGTCTTGGGATTAACGATATACCACGGAAGATTACTGTGCTCGCAACTAATCTTATCTGCTTCACTGGCAACAGCAGGGGTGACAGGATGAGAATGAACAATAGCAACAATATCACCAATATTACTAGCCTTTACATAATCTTCTGGATCTAAAATAAAACATTGATGAGCCGTCATAGATAAATTATTACAGGAATAATATCTTTGTTTTCCTTTGATATTCAATAATAAACCTACAGCTTCATTAGGATCTTGGTCTTTCGCATGAGCGAGAGCATCATTTTTCCAATTCATGCGTTAAATGTACCGATAGAAGGAAATATGGAACGAGTTGCCTGTCTTTTAGGTGCTCTGACTCCTGCAAGATCAAAAACAGCAGCTAATTCAAAAATTACGACTTCTCTGTTTTCTGCTGATTTTCTATCTATTTTGTAAATTTCCTGCGGAAACTCTGCTGTGGGATCTGGTGTTCCTAATGGATTGCTACCACCTGAGAAATTAGCAGCATCAAGATAACGTGCCAAAGTTCTGATTCTTGTAACGGTAGCACCTGTCAGGTCATTACCTGTAGTGGTATTATTCACGGATATTAATATTGCAGATATTGTTCCTATCGCATTACTGACAGTAAGGGTTGG